TTTCATCATACCGACGATTCATCGCCCCTCGTTACAGACGGCACTCGCGTCAATTGAGCAGCGCCCCGGTGACGAGATTCTCGTCATGAGTCAGCCTGAACCGCGGCAAGGCTGTTACGGCAACATCGAACGTCAGATGGGTGTCGATCGGGCGAGGTGTGACTATCTCGCCTTTCTTGACGATGACAACGTCTACGTCGCAGGGCATCGGGCGATCATGGAACATGCGATGGACGCTGCACCGGGCAATCCAACGCTTTTCCGTATTCGGTATCCGAGCGGTCGAGAAATCTGGACACGCAAGCATGTGAAATCCGGCAACGTCGACACGCAGATGATTCTTGTGCCCAATCGAAAAGCATTGTTGCAGCCATGGCGTGCAAACAAACGGGTCGCTGATTTTCACTTCATCAATTGCTGGCACTGGAGAGCCACGGTCGACGTGAATTGGTCCACGGACGTGATTGCGCACATGTCCAAAGAGGATGATCGCTATGCGAAAACGCTGAAATAGGATATCATACACGTATGACATTCGACCAGTATCTCGATGAGTGGCGTGCAGACGCGGATCTTGATTTGGCGGCACTCGACCAAGCCGCACGTAATGTGCCGCTGCTTCACGCAAAATGGTGGAAGTTTTATAGTCACGAGCGACTGCGCTACAAGAAGATTGACAGTGATTACAAAGTGCTGTATCGGCAGAAGTGGGAATACTTTCTCGGCAAGATGGATGACGTGGAGCGAGAAACCCTCGGATGGTCACCGCAGCCGTTGAAGATTCTCACTGCGAATGTGGGTATCTATATCGAAGGTGACAGTCAGATTCAGGACTTGCTGAAGAAGAAAGCCTATCTCGAAGAGATTCTCAAGTTCATCGAAGACGTGTTGAAGCAAATCAACAATAGGAACTACGTCATTAAATCGGCGATCGACTTTCTCCGCTTCAAACACGGATTGTAATCACAACTAAATACCGGTATGAGAATTGTGCCGGTTGATGATGTATGGATTCGCGTCGAGTGCGATGATTCGGTTGCACGTGAGTTAAGTGACCATTTCACGTTTGACGTACCCGGCGCGAAGTTCATGCCGCAGTTTCGCAATCGAAACTGGCAAGGTAAGATTCGGCTCTTCAAGCTTCGTGAACATCTACTCTATCGGGGACTTGTACCCCGACTGATCGAATTTGCAGCACAGCAAGGCTATAGTGTTGCGAACGATCTCCCATCAGCGCCCTCCCTGTTCACCGATCACGCCTTCCAATCGCTACTGGATCGGCTGCAATTGCCCGTGACGCCACGTGACTATCAAGTCGCCGCATTGCGGACGGCATTGACTGAGACACGTGGAATCGTATTGTCTCCCACAGGCAGCGGTAAGTCACTCATTATCTATCTGCTGACCCAGTATCTGAATGAGCCCACGTTGATTGTCGTGCCCACAACGGGTCTTGTGGCACAGATGCGGAAGGACTTCATCGATTACGGTGGAGACGAATCACGCATTCAAACAATTCAGGGCGGTTATGACAAGCAGATCACGAGTCCGGTGGTCATCTCGACGTGGCAATCCATCTATGACATGCCGCTTGAGTATTTCAATCAGTTTCGATGTGTCATGGTGGACGAAGTCCATCTGGCGAAATCCAAGTCATTGACCGGTCTTCTCGAAAAGTGCCGCTACGTCCCGCATCGATTTGGATTCACCGGTACGCTGGATGACACTCATGCGCATCGATTGATTCTGGAAGGCTTGTTCGGCAGTGTGACACGAGTGACTACCACCCATCAACTGGTACAGCAGCAGCAATTGGCGCCCGTGAAGGTCAAGTTGTGTGCGATCAAATATCCAGACGCGGTGCGCCGAGAGCACCGCGGTGCCTTGTATCAGGATGAAGTGGAGTTCTTGGTCACGTCACCGGAACGACTTGAAATTGTCGCACGGACTGCCGCCGCAGCCAAAGGCAACACCTTGGTGCTCTTCAATTACGTCGAGAAACATGGTAAGCCCTTATTTCAACGCATACAAGATATAGTGGATGGGACACGTGATGTCCATTTTGTCTCTGGTGAAGTGGACGCAGCAGAGCGAGAACAGATTCGGCTCTTAGTGGAACAAGGGACGCGTCAGATTATTGTGGCGTCCTATGGTACGTTCTCGACAGGTATCAATATTCCCACTCTCGAAACACTGATTTTTGCCAGTCCAAGCAAGTCAAAGATTCGCGTGTTACAGTCTATTGGTCGTTCGCTACGGACACATAAAGACAAAACTCATGCGACATTGATTGATTTTATTGACGATTTACGTATTGGTGCGAGTGTGAATCACACGTTCCGGCATGCTGAACAGCGTGTGCAATACTATGCCGCAGAACACTTTCCGTACACCTTGCACGAATTTGATGTCGAAACGTGGATCGGAATGTTATCTGCCTATGGCGCGGCGGTGTCTGGCGGTTCCGCCATCGCACGAACCCATGTTTCGGAATAGAAGGACGCAGGCCCCCATCATGAAAACGCACCAGAACGCTTCTAATGCGATCGCCGTAAAAGACATTAGGAAACCATAAAATTTCCTAAGGGTACCATTAAGTTTTAGATTTTTAAGATCTAGGTTCTAGGTTTCTAGATCTAGATCTAAATTAAGAACCCCACCACCCCCTATAGTCCCCCTCCTCCCCTAAACGGGCAGTGATGAATGGAGCGGTGACGTTGCAACGACGGCATACACTATATGTTGTGCTTGAGTTGATGGAGATCGTATGCGAATTTTGACGTCATCATACACGTTGGATCGTGCTGGAGTGCCCACTTATACGTATGCGCTCGTCTGCGGGCTTCACGCGCGTGGGCACGATGTCACTGTCTACAGTCCCGTTGGCGGGCATTATGCGAGTTTGATGCCGACGGTGAATGTGCTCGATCCAGCACAATCATACGACATCATCGTGGCACAACACACAAACTGTGCCTACGATCTTCGGGCAGCGTATCCACACATCCCATTCGTCTTTGCGGCACATGGTGTGCTGCCTGTGATTGAGCAGTCTCCTGTCGGCATTGACATCGACCGCTGGACGGCGATCAATACCCAAGTCACGCAGCATCTCGTCAATTGTGGTGTGCCTCGTGATCGGATTGATCTTGTACGTGACTTCGTGGACGAGTCGCAATTTGTTCCACGTACGGCATTGCGAGCAGACACGCCGCGTGTGCTCTTCATCTCGAATTACAAGAAGTGGCGTAATTATCGCATTCTCTCCGAGGCGTGTGCTGCACTGAAGCTTCCCTTCAAAGCCGTCGGTTCGCCGTATGGGCGCAGTCGCGATCTCGTATCGGATATCAATGACGCGGACATTGTCGTCTCGTGGGGGCGCGGCATTCTTGAGGGTATGTCCTGCGGTCGCTGCGTGATCAGTTTCGACAAGACGCGCGGTGACGGCTATCTCGATGAGTCGGCATACTATAAGAGTCGCGAGACGAACTTCTCACACTTCTTCGAGGGCGACACCTACTACGATTTCACGACGGAGATGATGATCGAGCAACTCCGCCGCTATAATCCAGACGACGGTCGTACAAATCGACGTATCATCGAACAGCATCACACACTTCGCCACGGCATTGATTGTGTCTTAGACAACGTGACACGTACATTATCCCAGTATTCATGATATACTTGCTCTATCAAATTTACGAGGTATTAATGACTGCCATCAAACATTATATCAATAATCACGATTTTTTGACGGCACTCATGGAGTATCGCCGTGATAGAGTTGTTGCGAAGCGCATGAAACAGCTGGCGCCGCGTATTCCTGAATTCTTGGGCGAATGCTTTCTGAAGATTGCCACGCATCTGTCGTATAAACCGAACTTTGTGAATTACACGTTTCGCGAAGACATGATCTCGGACGGTATCGAAAATTGTCTTGTCTACATGCACAATTTCAATCCGAAGAAATCGAAGAATCCGTTCGGTTACTTTACGTCTGTCATCTTCTACGCATTCATTCGCCGAATTCAACGTGAACGCAAGCATACGTATCTGCGCTACAAGCTGATCGAACAAGCCGTGATTGCCGGTGATACGCAAACGACACATGCGGGCGGCGGGCAATATCACGTGGATAGCGCGATGCTGTCGTTTGATAATGTGCAAGAATTTATTCAGCGATTCGATGAGTATACCGACAAGCGCCGTGTCCGTCGACGGGTGAGCAAGGCCGCATTACCATTTGCAAACGACGTGGGCATCTAGTCTATTCGTTATCTGAAGGATATTGAATGTCTGTGATTGCTATCATTTGTGACACCCATTTCGGTGTGCGTTCCGACGCGCCTGCGGTGTATCATCATATGCAAAAGTTCTATGAGCGTGTCTTCTTCCCGACACTCAAAGAACACGGTGTGACTCGACTCCTCCACGGCGGCGACTACTGCGATCGTCGTAAGTTTATCAATTTTGCGACGTCGCGATTCATTGAAGACCACTATCGCACACCGCTGCGCGAACTCAATATCATCGAAGACGTCATCATCGGCAATCATGATTGTTTTCTTCGAGACAGCACCGACATCAATAGTGTTGCGGAACTCTATCGGCATGATCCGACGGTACGCTTCTACACACAGCCAATCGAAATCGATGTAGACGGCTGCGGGATATTGCTGTTGCCGTGGATTTGTGGAAATAATCGTGACGCGACGATGAAGATGATCGCGACGTCGACCGCACAAGTGGTACTTGGGCATCTTGAGATCTCCGGCTTCCAGATGTATCGCGGCATGCCGTCACACGAAGGTCTTGATCCGTCGTTGTTTGACCGATTCTCACTCGTGATGTCTGGGCATTATCATCATCGTTCGTCCACACATCCGATTCAGTATCTTGGCGCGCCGTATCCGATGGTGTGGAGTGACTACTCTGATCCACGCGGCTTTCATCTCTTCGATACGGAAACTCACGCACTGACGTTCGTACCGAATCCCTATACGATGTTTGCCCGTCTCGTCTATGACGATCTCGATAAACCGAATACGTGGATCGCGGATATGGTGAACACGATTGTGGCATCCGATTCGCCATATCATGATGCGTATGTCAAAGTCGTCGTCAAGAACAAGACGCAGGCATTCTGGTTTGAACTGATCATGGACGCACTTGCGAAAGTCAATGCGCTGGATGTCATGATCGTCGACGACGTGCAATCCAACGATAGTGAGGGCAATGAACTCCCGACGACAGACATCGACACGCTGACGTTGATGCAGGAATACGTTGAGGGGTTGAGTATCTCGTGTGATAAGACCGAATTGAAATCGTATTTGAATCGACTGTATCATGACGTCGTCACTGCGAGTCAGTCAGCACGATTGAGCTAATTATGATCATCTTTGAGCAGATATCCTACAAGAACTTCCTCGCGACCGGTGACGTGCCGATCGTGGTCGATCTCAACACCCACGCATCCACGTTGATTGTTGGGCGCAATGGTGCGGGCAAGAGTACCATGACGGAAGCTCTGTGCTTCGCGCTCTTTGGGCAAGCACTACGCAACATCAACAAGCCGGCGCTCGTGAACTCCGTGAATAAGCGAGACGCACTTGTTGAGTTAACGTTCCGAATCAATGGGGCACGATATCGTGTGGTGCGCGGCATCAAGCCGAACATATTTGAGATTTACGAAAACGACGTGCTGATTCCGTCGCCTGCGGCGCTTGCTGATTATCAGTCGTTATTCGAGACGCAGATTCTCAAACTGAACTACAAGTCGTTTCGTCAAATCGTGGTGTTGGGCAGCGCGTCATACGTGCCGTTCATGCGACTGTCGCCTGCCGCACGTCGCGAGATCATCGAAGACATTCTCGATATCGAAGTCTTCTCAGCCATGAGTAGTCTTGCGAAAGATGAATTCTCGACACTGAAGACGAAGACGGATACACTCTTTCATCAAAAGACACTGCTTGATGAGCAGGTGCGTATGGGTGAATCATTCACCGCGCAGTTGGACGAAGAACGAGACGCACAACTCGCAAAGATTCGTGCTGCAATCGAACAAGAGATGGTAGAAATTGAGCGACTCACGGGCGACCGTGTGGTTGCCGATACGCAGACCCAGACGTACGCGCCGGCGCAGGACACGTATACCCACGCTCGTGAAAAGCTGTCGCAACTTGAAAATACTTATCGTGCTCTTCTCTCG